AACCCCAATAAAATCGGGTATTGCTAAAGGCTGTGGTGCGGTAATGAATGACAGAAGAAAAGTAACAAAATATTATTAGGAGGAAACATGGACTGGTTTCAATCAAAAACAACTCAATTAATTGCTTTGGCAGGTATTGTTAGCACCCTTGCAGGATTCGGTTATCAAGGAGCAACATATATCAATAGAATTGAGAACCTAGAGAACAAAATAGCAACTCTAGGTGCAACAGAAGATGCGCAAAACGCTATCGAAGAACGCTTTGCCTCAATAGAAACTTCGGTTAATTTCATCAATAAGACAATAGACGGAAGTATAGTTCCGGATGTCAAAGACAATGGCGAAATGATACAGGTTATAGAGGTCGATCTTTCAACTATGGAGACAAGGATACAGTCTCTTGGAAACCAAGTAGAAAGGCTTGAGAATAAAGACGACAACCCTTTAGCTAACTAAACGTTTAAACATTTTCCAATCATCTGCAGCCGGGCAGCAAAAAACCTGCTGCGCCCGCCAATCATCTAAAAATTTTTTTTATTCTTAATAAACGTTTAATCTATTGTTATTGCTAGGATGTTTAAACTTTTATATCTTTTTGCAGGATCAGGCTCAGGATCAGGTTTTCGCTGGGGTTGTTTAAACGTTTGTTTTGTGTTATTTTCCAAAAAATGAAAAGGCAAGACGAACAAAGAGAATTAAAACATTATCGTTATGCTTTTCGTGTTACCTTTTGGGGATTAATCATACAAACTATCATAATAGTTATTTTGTAGATTCTTCTTCTTCCTCGTCTATTTCCCTGTAATAACCTACGATATGAAGGATTTGTTCTATATATCGGGTAATTTCACCCATTGTCATAGATAGATTCTCATATCCTTGACTGGTTAATCCGTAATAAGCGACTCTCGGTTCTTCTCCGGAGTTCATCTTATCTAGTTCTTCTTGCATGATATCGGGAGACAATATCTTCCATTCAACGTTAGCAGACTCTATGGGTTCGGGTAAAGGCGGATGGTATATAGGCGATGATTTAGCTACTGTGACCACTTCTACAGGCTTAACCTGTGGTTCTGTAACCCTGTCTCCAAATAAAGAGAACGTAGAGCAACCGGTGCTAATTAATACTATTGGTATTATCAGTAATTTCTTCATCAAATTGATCTGGATTAGTTATTATTGTTAGGTTTTCTATTACTCTAGCACTAGCTTTATTAACTTTGCCTTGTAATAACGTTGGTTTTGCTAATGCCATGCCCTCAAGATTGTGTTTAGCAAACTTGTTTCTTAGTTTGGTGACTTGTGCTTGTGATTGAGTATATTGAGTGTTTAGACTCTGAATTTGCTGTTGGGTTTTCTTTGCCTTTTCTAAAGCGTCTGTTATCTGTTGGTTTTGGTCTTGTATGGTTCTTTCTAAAACAGCTTGGTTATTGATTGCTGTTTGTAATTCTACCTTCGCTTTATCCAGTTTTGTTAAAAGAACAATGTTTGTAGAAATTGAAATAACTAACAAACCCGCTAATCCTATAGAAAGTTTAAACATACTATAAGTATAGAGAAAACTGTCGTGTGGTCAAGGTTAGAAGTCGCCTTGTGTTATTCTAACTTTTGTTAACTGCGACACTCGACCACACTTTAGGTAGTTAGTATGGGTACTCGGTTTAGTTCCTATCCCCACCTTCATCCGCAACCTTTCTCTTGTCTACTCTTATTTAAAAGAGGTCAAGGATTTTACAACGGCTCGTGTCCTAACCACGCTTTTTTTATAAGGTGTTGTTTATAGGATGCTTATAAACCCATCCAACAGGAATTTTCCTTTAAGTGCCATCCTGTACTAATCGCTTAGTAGCACACCTTATCCTAAATTGTGTCGGTTTCCTACAGCAAACACGCAAACGTTCTTCCCAACACAATCTATTCTTCTTCTTTCGGTACAATGCTTATTTCATACCCATAAGACTCAACAATCTTTTCAAATGTAGATAGTTTTATATCGTGTTTTCCATTTTCTAGGCGAGAAAGATATGATTCCTTCATTCCTGTCATACTTCCTACATCATCCAAAGTTAATTTTTTATCCTTTCTAATCATCTTTAATGAATCCGCCCACCACAGATTGCCTATAAAGCTAATTTTTGAGTCGTTTTTGGTCAATTCATTCTCCTTTTATCTGCTTGATACATATCTATTAAAGACCTTAATTTTTCTTGAGCATTTTTATCTGTTTTCAGTTCTTTTCTGCTCATAATTCCACATTCATTTCTGATTATTTCTGCTACGTATTGCTCGTCATCTTCAACTTGTAGTTCGCCTTTTGGGTCAAACTTCTCGCTGTTTAAACGTAGCCATTGTTGAAAATCTTGGTCTCTGCCCAACATCGCTGATCTTCTCATAGCCCTTTCGCCAATAGTGACTTGTTCGGGAACAACAGGATAATCGGTTTCTTCATCCAATCTAACTATTCCAAGCATATATCTAGCACCAATTTCACTTACAGAAAGTTCCTGTGTGAGCAATTCAGCCACATCATCGGGCTGTATAAGGAAAGAAACTATTGTTCCTTCTCTTGTTTGTCTGTAAGCATGTTTCTTTACCTCTATGCCTTGTATTGCTTTTGATAGGGTTTCTTTGTCTATCGTCATTTTATTCTCCTTTTAAAATTCTGGGTCATCAAAATAAAGAAGTGCATAAGCCGGTATCCCAAAACAAACAATTATTCCTAAGATTCTAAGAATTTCTACTAATATCGCCTCCATTTTTCCTCCTCTAGTTCAAGACCTAAAGCCTTATCAATTAAAAACGCACAAAAATAAAGTGGCAAGAACACGATGCCTAGCAATAGGTATAAAAGTATATGCCAAACAGTAGTGAAAGAAATATTCATTCTATGCCCCAAGAACCATTCTTATGAATCCAACCTTTTTCAATAAGCTGTTTTTTGACTTCCGCCAACAAAGATTCAAGTTCTTTTTCTTGCTTCATCAGATCAACGCTTGTGTTTCCTTTAAGCAATTCTTTATTTGGTTTAGTTTTAGCCATTGGTTTTTCTCCCTTGTTGTAAAGTTTTTCTAATCTTTCATCATCAAATTTTTGATGCTCGTATAATTCCTTGTCTTTTTCATTAGCTGTTGTTGTTTTATCTATAAACAAACCATAAAAAATAAAAACACCGCCTAAAACAATACTAAATGAAACAATTATTGCAAAATTTCGTGATTCTATTCCACTCAATTCAAAGTTTAATATGCCAAATGTCAAAAGCATTGAGCCTAATAAAGTTTTATATATTTTTTTGCTTATAGCTTTCATGTTTCCCCCTTGTATTTCTTTTTTAACCACCATTCATATTTTTTAACGTATTCTTCATATGTCATTTCTAAAGGAAAATTGTTAAGAGAGGATTGTTCATCAACATATTCCATGTATTTTCTGTTTTTGTAATGCTCAAATCCTTTGTCTTTCGTCTTTGCCACCTTAGTTAAACATCCTAAAATCATTCAAAGGAATAATATCGAAGATAAAATTTGTACCCTCATAAAATTTATTAGCCCAATACTCTGCTTGTTCATGCGATTCAAACACTCCCATAGAAGTTTTCAACGCTTTATGTGTGTTTGGGTCGCCATATTTGACAACCACAATCCATTGGTTAGGTTCTTCTTTTTCGTCTTTACTCATAGCCAGAAACCTCCTCTACATCTTCTTCACCCAAGCCTTCAAAAAAATAACTAAGGTGCTTATCCGCTTTGTAAGTTAAATAAAATTCTTTTACTGTTCCGTCTTTGTTTAAAACCGCGTTTCCATCTTCGTCAAATTTACAGAAACTAAGTTCTTTTACTGCAACGTATAGTTCTTTTGGTTTACTCATGGCTAGAAACCTCCTCCACTAATTTGTTTTACTTTGTTATAAATTTTCTCAGCAAGTGACATTTCATCCCAATAGAATGAATATTTGCCATGCTCTAAAACGTGGCAAACTTTGCATTGATGTTCTTTCCAACGATCTCCGCTTAAATTTTCATAGATAGAAATTTCTATGCCTGTTTCGTGATAGAGAATTTCTATGCCTTCGCCACCTTCTTCCATATCAAAAGGATGTTGGTCGATTTCCATTGCCTTTCCACAGTCATCGCAAAAATGCTTAATCATTTTTCTTCTTCTCCTTTTTGCTTTCCATGCTGTCTTTTATTGTTTTAAAAACTATTTCTTGATCTTCTTTATCTAAAGACAAAAAATAACCTATGATGTCTGCAACCTTCTCGCTTGTTGTCTTTTCTGTCATTTTTTATTAGTTATTTTGAATGATTTTCTAAAAGCAGTATTGTTTAATAATTTAAGAAGTTCCTCGTTAGTCAAATCTGCAACCTTCTCGTTTGCGTCCTGTTTGTCTATATGATCTTCCCAAATCTTATCTTCTTGACCTTCCTTCAATATTTGTTTTTCAGAATTTTCCCACATCCAAGCATCCCTTGATAGCTTGTTTAAACGTTCTAATACTTCACTTTTAGTGTACCCTCTGTTGATTGAGTCATACCCAAAGGCAATTTCAAACGCCTCTACAATAAATTCTTCGTCAGTCATTAGCTTTTTAAATACGTTTCCTATAGCCATATACTTAATTCCAATTCGTTTATGCTTATTAAATCTTCATCCTTAACAAAATAAGCATGTCTTTGTGTTCCCTGTGGGTCAGACCAATACTTCTTGTTTTTTCCGTCTGCGCCCATAATCCAACCCTTTATATAAAATTCCGGTGCGTCTGCATAAACAAGTAAGTAGGGTCTATCATCTTTATCTTCATCGTGAATAATCAACCTTTTCTTTGGATGATCTACTGTTCTTACTTGTAGTTTTCCAGAATCGTCTGCTTTA